TCATTCAAGATGTTCGGGCGCCAGCGCTCTGACATAGGCCTGACAGGCCTGCAACGCAATCAATCCACGGTCGCCGGTGTCGGTGATGGCGATAATTCGTTGAGCATGCGCCGGGTCAAGTCGGGCGCGTACGGTTGCAGAATCCACGCCGCTGGTGCCGGCGGCGGCTGGCACCGCACAGCCGTGGGCAACGTCGCCGGCGTCGAGAAGGACTGACAGCCGCACATCGGCAGTAGCAAGGCGATCGCGCAAGCGATCCTGATCACGTTGGGCATCGCTCAGCGCTCGATAATGGGTTTGCTCACTGGCCGCGAGCCGCTGCTCCAGTGCCAGGCGTCTATCCTGCTCGGCCTGTTGCGCGGTGGCGGCGGTCTGCGTCAGTTGATTGAGGGTTTCGGCGTTTAACCACGCCTGCTCGGCCAATTGCCGCCCGTAGCGCCAGTCCTGAAACTGCCATGCCGCTGCAAACGCCCCGGTCACCAGCAGCAACAGACCCATCACGCGCCAGGAGCCGGACATAGCACCGCCCTCGCCCGCGCCCAGATTTGCAGACGATCCTGCAAGCCGTTCAACCCGCCGTTGATCCGCCGGGTGATGGTGTTGAACTGGTCCGCGTCGGCCAGTTCATTCAGGCCCTTCTGCGCCCAGAACCACGCCGCCGATTCGGCCGCCCATTGCGGTTGCTCGAGCAATTCGGGCAATGCCAACAGACGCTCATCGCCAAACAAGCCGAGGCTGCATTGGCGATAGTTGGCGCGACCGGTGATTTGTATGAGCCCACGCCCTCGGTACTTTTGCCCGTCGCCATCCGCCTCGGGCGTATTGCCCAGTCGCAGCGCCAGCGTGCCAGTGTCGTATTTGCTCAGGTACTGGTTGTTGCCCAGTTCGCGCACGTAACGCAATTGGCCGGACTCGTGACCGACCTGTGCCAGAAACGCCGCGATGCGCTTGGGCGTATCGATGCGCTGCCTGGCCATCGCAGCGTTGAGTGCAGAAACAAAAACGCCCGCTTGGGAGCGGGCGTTGGGCATGATGTCGATAAGGTGTTTTTCAGTTAATTGCATGATGCTTGATCCTCCCTGGATGTTGTCCCGATTGAATCACGGCTGGCGGCTGATGCTTGCCAGCCATTTATTTGCCAGAGTTTTCAGGGGGCTGTTCAGGGCTGTTTCAAACGAATCGTTTGCCGGCATTACCTCGCCGCCAGATAAAAGCCAGTCTTGATAATCAAGCCAGTCGCGATTGGTTGGATCTTGCGGGATATAAGCTGCATCGGTCAGCCTCAGTACGCCGCATGTAGTCAATTGATAACTCATTGTTTACTCCTAGAGCTCGGCATCCGCAGTCCATTCAATCTGCAGTATCTGTCCCGGAATACTGTCGACCGGTGTCATTGTGCCAAACGCAAAGCTTCGCTCGGTCACACTTTGCACGAATGATCCGTTACATGCCTTCACAAGTGAAAAATTCCAGATTTCACCGCTGGCCTCGCCGGGACAATACATCTTGATCGTAGGCTGAACACGCTTCTGAACCAGCATGGTTACTGCCATCCCGGATTGGGGTGACTTCGCCGCGGCGGCTTGGGTGAACGTGGCGATACAGGTACTTGGGCCGTTGTTTGCCCGGATAGGCAAGCGGTCTGCGAAAGACTTTTCAAAATAGCGCTGACACAGCATCAGTTCTTCCGCAGCTGGTCGATTTTCGAACGGGGTGGAAACTGGTCCTTCTTCCAATTGGATTCTCGCCAGGTCAACCGTTTGCACTAAGTTCAGCGGAAGATCAAAAGCCAGCCTCAGACAATCATTTGTACCGAGCATTTTCCCGGCAATCACTGGTACCTGAAAGGTGGCCGTGTACCTGGCCCAAGCCGTGGTCAACTGAAAGACCTCGACCGCTTTCATCACCGGCTCCGAGCCACCAGTTCCGAAGTACTGGGTGATGAATACCTTCAGCGGCCGCGCAGCATCGGAGCGCGCCCAAAAGGTCAGGCTGGCGGTTTTGCCGGCCAGGGTTCTGACCGACTCGATATATTGGGAAATTTTGTGTTCAGTGGAACCGACGCCGGCTGTTGTCTGCTGCCAGCGCAAAAAACAAGCGGGCTCGCCCGACACTTCGGATTGGCCTGGGGCGAAATCCTGGCGAGAAATATTCACCGCAGCATTGCCGTTCCAGTCACAACGGAAACGATCAGCCACGTAGCCGCCGACATTCGGTGCCTGATTGGTCGTACCGCGTTGCCAGATATCGAATCCGCCGTTGATCAGCAGATTCCTGCGGTAAACCTGCACCGGAAACTGTTGCATTGGATCTGGTTTGGACAATTGCCGGATCGCTTGAGCCAACTGATCAGTTTGCTGTTCGTCCGGGCTCAGCCCCGCTGCGGTAATCGCGCTGAGTATTTCCTGCGTGACACTGTTGCCCCAGCTCGCTGGAATCAGCGAGCCGGGTGTACCGGCGATCGCGTCCTCGTCAACGAACTTGCCGTTGACCAGGCCAGCGCCGGGAATGCTTTTTGGGTAATCCACGTGAGTATTCCTTTAAGGTTCTTTATGCGCTGCGCTTACTGAGCCAGACAACTTAGCTATGAGCTCGCATTGCTTTTTCAAGCCAATCGGGTTCCAGCGGACGCGAGCGACTCTGTGGAAAATCCGGATCATCAGGCCAGTCGCGCAGCGCCTGTCGATAAACCAAAAGTTGTCTGTATTCCTCGGTACGCAGTGTCGTGCCCCCGCCCGTTTCCAATTCTTCAATATCGCGAATCACCAACCATTGAGTCAGCTGCAACTGGTTATCCCGCCACACACGCTCAAGAGAGGCAGCAGTCTGTTCGGCCATCAGGATTCTTTCCGGCAGTCCATCTTTATCAAGAGAAAGAACAGTTCCTTTGGGGGCGTTTGATACCAACGCGCAATACTCGCCTTCGCTTAATTCATACGCGTCCGCCGGTATATTCAGGCCATGCAGTTGCGAATGATAAAAGCCGCTGGTTTGCGGAGAAAAATAATACATATTTAATACCCCACGCCGATGATACGCGCGGAAATCGAAACATTAGGGTAATCAGGGCATCGCACATTGATGCCTACTTGTCGACTTACCGAGGACACCGAATTCCAAGTCAGAAATGTTGCCGTCGAAGTTCCCTCATGGGTGGCAACTGCGAGAAATAATGCATTGGGAAATGCTAACGGCCACAAGTTCAGCTCACCGTTGTTATTGTTAGCGGCCTGACTGGCACTACCGTTGATCCATTGGATGATCAGACCGCCCATCCAGGACGGAAACACTAAGTACCCAGAGGGGCCGAGTCTCACCATGAACCCGAGTCGGAGTTTCTTGGGAGTGACCATGACCGAATCACTGACGCCAGAATTGACCTCTGCTTGAGAAGCGACTTTTGCAGTACCGGTTATCGTCTCGGTTGCTTGCAAGACTTTCTTGCCAATGGCCTGAAAGACTCGCAATGGAGTCATCAGTTTGGTCGAATTTGTACCCGTTTCCGCGTCTTCCTGAGTCGCCAGGCTTTCGCTTTGTTTCCTAGAAATCAGGGCATTTACAGCAGTCTTGAGCTGAGTGTTATCACTTTCGTCGGCGGTCGCCCCGGTGCTTGTTATGACTTCCAGGATTTCTTGCGTAACGCCATTGCCCCAACTTGCCGGGATTAATGAACCCGGAACTCCGGTGAGTGGGTTTTCATCCGCAAACTTTCCATTTACCAAGCCCGCACCGGGCACACTTTTTGGATAATCCATTGCACATCTCTTTGTGAAAAATCATACGGTCAGGCGGGCGAAACCGGCCAATTGATCGCGTCAGGAAAACTGGGCTGTCTGTCGATGCGGTTCAGCTCCACGCTGTAAAGTTTCCATTCGAGCAGTTGCAACTGTTCTTCATGACTCGCATCTCCAATGTCTTCGGCGTATTGCAAGGGGGCTATGCGCAGTACGGCTTCGCCAAGCAGGGCATCGCGTTGCGCAAAAACAACACGCTTCAAATCCGCAAGTCGCGCGACTTCGTCGAGCCGCCAGGCACTATCGGTCCAGGCGTGAAAACCACCTGGCCAAGGCGATTGAGTGAGGCCTACAGGCAGTTCTCCCAGCGCAGTCCAACTTTCCCTTAACCCGGTATCGGTGTGATAAACATCGCCGCGACAATCAACTTGCTGTTGCAACGAACCATTGTCATAAGCCCAGGCATATCCCTGTGAAGCGGGTGCCAGTTCAACGCTCAGCGTCACAGCATTACTCGGTAATTGGACACCGATACCCGGCACCAACGGAAACTCGACAGGTCCAGACAACGCGCCGCTGTCGTCGATCAGATAATTGAACATGTGCACCTCAGATGAGCTTGATACGCGCGGGAAAGGCAATATTTCGAGGACGGGTTTCGCCGGCAAAATTGCCGATATTGCCGATATAGGTATCGGAATCGAACGCAGGATTGGGATAGGTCGTTGCCACGGTTGAGGTCGTCGGAGAAAAATTTACATCAGTGGCTACATTCCATACCGGATCGGGAATTGCAGGTGCAGGGCGGAAAGAAGAACCGGTTCCGGTAGGAAGAAAATGGTTATGGGTTTGCAAGGCATGACCCTGGAGGCTGCCGATTGCCCGCCCGCTGTCCACGTTCCTGCTTTCACTCAGCACTCGCAAAAACTCACCGCGAATTTCTGGAATACGAAAGTTCGAAGCGCCATCGCCAGTGGTCCAGCCTCCCTCTCTGCCTGCGCGTGAAGCATCGGTTGTTAACGCGCCAGACGCTTGGGCGAAATCCCACAGCCATGGCCACTCGGTACGCTTGAACAGTTCCCCGTTGGGTATACCGTAGCCACCCGGGTTGAGCAGCATGGTCGTTTCGAAAAACGGCCGACCCAAGGCACTGGTATCAAGTCGCCCCAGCGGCCACCAATTCCCTGCCCCATCACTGCGCAAATGCCACCAATCGCCACTCCCCATCAATACGAAAAACGCATAACCATTCGGCGAGAGGTGGGTATGAAAATGGATCCGGTCAGTACCGGCCGCCTGGATCACCATGCGACTGCCACTGTTGTCCACCCGGCGAACGATCACATCGCGCACACCTAGCGCGGCATTGGCCGGCGGCAGCGTCAACGTGACGGCACCGGGACTGCCGTCGATCAGCACGAGCCCGAGTTCTTGTTCGCTGAGCGTTTTCGTGGCCGCCAGCCGGGTAATCAGCGAACGCATCGGACTGGCGCCGCCGACAATCGCCTGAATCGCCTTGAACAACTGACCGTTGTCCGCTTCGGCAGCCTCCAGCCCCCCGCCGGTAATCACACTCAGGATTTCCTGAGTCACGCTGTTACCCCACACCGCCGGAATCAACGAGCCCGGCGTCCCCGCCACCGGGTTTTCATCAACAAACCGCCCATCGACCAGGCCGACGCTCGGCACACTCTTCGGATAATCCATCTCTCATCCCTCCCTAGTCATAATTGATGTGCACCTTGGTATGCGCCGGCGCGCTGCGGTGGATCAGGCATTCCAGCGCCGAGCCCGGGTTGACGCCGAAGCGCTCGCCCCAGTAGCTCGCGCCGTAACGGCGGCCGAGCAGCAGGCGGCCGCCGGTGTTGAGCGTCCACATGAACTGCGCTTCCCAAGTGCCCCAATGCGCCGAGCCGAAACGTGCACGGCCCATACGTGGGGCTTCGTGTTCGGTAATGCTGGCGTTGGGGTAGCCTTGGCTTTTGGCGATGTCGAGGTAGTAACCGACCGCCTGGCTGCCGACCGCGAGCAAGCGGCGGCGTACGGCGAGGCGGCGGTCGTCGAACAGCGGCGTGGCGCCCAGGCATGGGTCGGGCAGGTTCATCACCCGCTCCCAGTCCGGCACCAGTTCGCTGACGCCGGCCGGGTCCATCTCGTTGAGCAGGTCGGCGGCGCGGGCGTCGAGGCGGGCCAGTTCGACGGCGACGCCTTGCAACACTTCTTCGAGTTCCGGCACGCGTTCCGGATCCCATGCGGGGCCGCTAGGCAGCAAGGCGCGCAGTTGCGCCTGATATTGCGCGGCGGTTCTTATGCCCCCCATACGCAACCTCCGAAGGTCAGCAGTTCACTTTGCCCGGCCGGCACGTCAGCGGCTGGAGCAGTGAGCGTGTGATCGTATTCGCCGCCGGCGCTGCTGATCGCTTCGCGGATATGGCTGATCAGCAGCGGCACACCGAGATCGGCCTCGCGGTTGTGCAGATCGCGCAACTGCGCTTCAACGGCGGCGCGCACGGCGGTAGTGTCCGGATTGACGCTCTTGAAGCGATACACCACCGGCACTTGCACCGGTCGCTGCACGTGCACTTCCGCGGTCACCGGACGCAGCGGTTCGATGTACTCCTGAACCTCCGCCAACTGCTCATCGTTCGGCACCGGTTGCGGGTCTTCATCACGCATGATGAACACCGTCACCGTGCCCAGCCCGAGCAGCCCACCACGGCACCACGCACGGGTCACACCCGGCACTTCCAGTGCCCAGGTTTCGTAGTCGCTGGTCGCGCCACCGTGGGGAATCACGCGGTAGGAACGGATGACCCGCGAGCGCAGCGATTCGAGGCTTTCCCGCGCCACACCGCCGCTGAGGCCCGGCGCCAGCACCACGAAGCTGTTGCCGACAATCCCGGCAATCGGCTGCACCGGGGTCAGCGTCAGACCCGCATCAGCGTTGCCCAGACTGCCGGCCTCCAGCGCAGCAATCGTGGTGCTGTTGCTGCCATTGACCGTGGTGCGCGCCGTGGTGACTTTGTAGGTGCGGCCATCGTTCGCTTGCAGCAGCGTGTCAACATCAAGCACGGCGCCGGGAGTGGCGGTAAAACTGACGCTGCCGGTAGCCACCTGCGCAGCTTTACGCGGCTGATTCAGGCGCAGCGCGGCGATGCGTTCCAGGGTCGACTCGTCCGCCTTGTCCGGCAGGATCTGCTCGGCGATCCAGTCGAGATAACCGTACAGACCATAAGCGGCGCCGCCGAGAGTGCGGGCGAGCACTTGCGCATCGGACTGGCGCAGCGAATCGCCGGCCAGGTCGCTTTGGGTGCGCTTGATCAGCACCGGCAGCGAAGGGGTTTCAAACGGCATAGATCACCTGCCAACTGTTATCGGGGTTGATGTCCAGACGTTCGCCGTCGGCCAGCGTGAGGACCGTGCGCAGGTTCAGGCGCTGGGCATCGAGGCGTTCGCTGATGATGTCGATGGCGCTGCAGTGGCCGTCGTCGAGCAGCCATTGCAGGGCTTCGCGGGCATAGAACTCGGCGTCCATTTGCGTCTGCCGGGTCAGCTTGACCCGGCGTAACAGCCACAGCCGCGAGCCGATGCGATCGTCGGCAACCGTAGGGAAACTGTCGCCCCACCAGCCGAAGCGCTCCTCGTCATCGAGGGCGTCGTCATCAGCGGCGCGACGCCAGGTGAACAGGCTGATCAGTACGGCGCGGGTCAGCGCGGCGTGGAGGTTCTGGCTGATGAACATCACTGGCCTCCTGCCGGCGCGCCGGTCTGAGCGTTACCGGCCTGCACGCCAACATGTACGTGTTTGATCTGGCTGATGCCGCCAGCCAGTTGATCACCGGTGGAGACGATCTTGCCGGTCTGGTTTATCACCGGCGTATCGAAATTCACCGCGCTGCTGGCGCGGATGTTCAGCGTGGCGGTTTCGATGTCGATGATCCGTCCGCGCTTGAAATGAATTTTGTCGCCCTCGTCGGTGTAGATCGCCACTTCACCGGCAGCGAGCGCTTGCAGGCGATAGCGACGGTCGGCGATGACCAGGGCGATGGCGTGGGAGCGGTCGCCGCCGATGAAGGTGACGACCCCTTCGGCGCCAGCCAGCGGATGGCTGGTGAAACCGTAGGGTTCGAAGTGTTCGAGGTCGTCGTTGACTTCACCGGCGGTGAGGCGCATTTGCAGCGATTGCAGCTTGGTTGCCGAATTGGCGAGCACGACAGTGCCGCGCGCCAGCAGGCGTGTCAGTAGGCTCATGGGTTTCCTTAGACTTTGTCGACACAAACCCTGTGGGAGCGGGCTTGCCCGCGATGGCGGTGTGTCAGGGAAAAAATGTATTTGTTGTCACGACCGCTATCGCGGGCAAGCCCGCTCCCACAGGGGCCATTGTCGCCAGCAGGATCCTGCGTCAGGCCTGGGTTTGCTTCGGGGGCGTCGGATCAGGATCAAAGGTATGCGGCGGGGCAACTTGCAGCGTGGTCACCGAACCCTGCGCTGACAACGAATAAGTGACCTTGGAAATCAGCATGTCGCCATCGAAATCCAGCACCGGGTCCTTGACCTTCACCAGCGTGTTATGGCGCCACAAATCGCCATTGCTCTGCCGCCAGCCCTGCACCTGATAGGTGGAGGTCTGCGCGCGGCCCATGCGAGTCGCGCTTTCCCATAGAGCACGCTGCTGCGCCAACTCAAAGGTCAGTTGCGTGCCTTCGTTGATCACCGTGGTGCGCCGCCGCTTGAAACTCAGATCAGCCGCCGTCGACTCGACTTCGCTGACCGCCGCGCCGCTTTTTGCATCCGAGCCTTTCTGCTGGCCGATCACCCGGTACTCGGAGAACACCTGGCTGAAATCCATCGGCGCACTGGCCGACAGGATGTTCTTGCCCAGCTCCAGCGCATCGCTGGCGCGGCCGCCGCTGCCGGGTTTGGCCAGCACCAACTGGCCCAGCTCGTTGTCGGTGGAAAACACCCGCAGCAGCGAGAGCAATCGGTCGATCGACTGGAATGCCGTTTCACCCGGCACGATGGTGTGTTTGGTCAGGCGTGTGGTTTCGCTGATCTCGTTGACCACTGACAGCCCATATTCGCTCGCCAGATCGCGGACGATAGTCAGCAAGGGTTGTTGCTGCCATTGGCTGGGCAGGTTGCGAGCGGCGCAATCGACCAGATCCTGGGTCTTGGAACTGCCTTCGATGGTCAGGCTGATCTGCCGCCCGTCATAGCGGATCGGCGCCTTGAACACGTAGCCGGTGAGCACCAAGTCCTTGCCGATTTTCACCTCGCAGGGGTCGCCGGGTTTGATCCTTTGATCCACGGTCTGCCCCGGCCATTGCCAGGTGATGTCGAGCTTGAAGGTGCGGAACTGACGCTCGAGATCGGCGGTGATTTCGACGCTTTTCCAGCCGCCGTATTCCATGTTGTTGACCGTCAGCGTGACGTGATTGTCCATCTCGTTCATGGCGTCACTCCCGCGAGACTTTCACATCGTTGGGCGAGAAACCGGGATGGGTAATCGCGTTGAGCTGAGTCACTTCTTCGACTCGCGTGGCGTCGCCGAACTGCTTGTAGGCCACGACCACTGCCGGAAAGCTTTCCTGAAACGATTTGCTGACTTGCCGCACGCCAGAAGACGCCACCGCTTTGAGATGAGCCACCAGCGCTTCCTTTACATCGTTGATGGCCTGGAAGTGCGCAGGTCCGGCTTTCGCCAGCATCGGGTCGATGGCTGCAGTTACCGCCGTGCGCAGCGCTTGCATGTCATCGCTGACGGGGACTTCCTGACGACTCACCGGCGACGTCGACTGTTGAGCCAGCGACGGTGTCGACGCCAGTTTCACCGGCGTGGTCGCCACTGGCATCGACGCGACCCACTGCGCGACTTTGACCAGCATCGTGTCCTGCACCAGATCAGCCATCGCCTGCGCTGCGGCATTGGTGTCCTTGCCGGTGGTGATCTTCGGCGCATCAGCCTTGCGAATCGCTTCGAGCTGCTGCGACACGTCGGCAATCACGCCACGGTAGCCTTCCTTGGCGAACGCTTTCAGCTCCTGGATATCGCCGAGCAAACCCTTGAATTCTGCTGCCACTTCCTTGGGCAGTTCCTTCACGGCTTTGACCAGTTCAGTGATCTGCCGGTACTGCTCGATCAAAGGTTTCAATTGCTCCTTGATCACGTCATAGACGCCGGTAAGGCTGTTGCGCAGGTTGGTGATGCCGATCCGCGCAGCCTTGATCAAAGTCATCGCCTGTTCGAAACGCGCCACCGCTGAACCCAGCAGACCGTCGGCCTTGGCCAGGAGCACTTTCTGCGTGCTGACCGTAGCGGTCGGAAACGGCAGGGGTTGGTCGGGATAGAACTTCAATGCGAACGTCACCAACCCACCGTCCTGGCGGGTGTGGGTCATGTCGCATTCACCGACCTTGACCTGCAGGCGTCCGAGCCACGGATGCACCAGTTCGCCACGGCCCTGCTCCAGCGCCTTGAGCAACTTGTCGCGCTGCTCCAGGCAATCAGGGCCGACGATGAACGCGGTCAGATCGTGAGTCTTGGCCTGCTGGCCGAGGTCCTCGAAAAACGGCAGGTCGCGTTGCGGGTATTCATGCAACTGCCCTTTGCGACCGACCGGGGTTTTCGCCTGGTCGATCCAGAAACCGACACCGCGAAAGGATGCCGGCAATAAACGATCACGCCAGTTCATTGGGAACCTCCCATCGACAATGAGCGATAGCCGATGCGTGAAGACACGGCCAGGCCAGGTTGATTGGTTTGCGGTTGTTCGGTGCGCAGGCCTGCCGGCGCATTTTCGAAGCGCACGGTCAGCCCGCCTTGGAGCTGCGTACGGTTGTTGGCGGCGCTCTGCTGGATCAGCGCGCTGGAGGTTTGTGGCAACGAACCGCTTTGCAGTGCGCCGTTGCCAGCAGGCGCCGGACTGGCAGCGAAGAACGCCGGTGCCAGTTCGCCTTTACCTTCGGCATTGGTCTGGCGTTGTGCTTCAGTGAGAGTTTCAACTTTGCCGGTGACCTTGGCGATCAGTCCGGCGAAGCCACCGTCGAACAACTCCTTGATCGGCGCAATGACGGTTTGCAGCTTTTGCCACAACTCGCCGAACCACTCAGTGATCGGCCCCCAACTCTCGATGATCTGATCTAGCGGTTTCCATTCGAACAGACTGTGCAGAAAGTCCACGACCGGCGCGGACAGCGCCAACACAACGCCCCAGAGCGCCGAAAAGACCTCACCGATCGGCTGCCAATACTGGGCAATCTGCTCCAGCGGTGACCACTCGAACAGGCTGGTGAAAAAGCCCCTGACTCGCTGCACAGACGTTTGCAGCGCCATCCAGATCGGTTCGAAGAAACCGACAACTCCACCCCAGGCGCTGGTGAGCATTTCCATCGGGAAAAAATCGAACATTGCCCGCAAAGTATCCCGGGTGTTTTGCACAGCCGATTGCAGCGTCGTCAATATCGGCTGGAAATACGCAACAATGCCTCCCCAGGCGCTGGTGATCATCTGCATGGGCGAGAAGTCGAACAGCGACACGAGGAATTCTTTGGCCGGTAGCGCGACTTCTCGCAGGCCGCTGAACATCGGTTCGAAGAACGCGACAACACCACCCCACGCATCGGTAATCATCTGCATCGGCGAGAAATCGAACAGGTTTCTGAGAAACGCCATCACCGGCACACTCAAGGCCTTGAGCAATTCCCAGATCGCCGAGAACAAACCGGTCAGCGGCCCCCAGTTTTCAATGATCATCCCCGCAGGCGACCACGAGAAAACCGACTTGAAGAAGTCGATCACTGGCGCCGTCACGGCCATCACCTTGTCCCAGATAGCCGAGAAAAATCCCGTGACCGGTTCCCACAACGCCGCAAGTGCCGCCAGCGGTCGCCAGTCAAGTACCGAGCGCAACGTCGCCATCGCACTCGCCCCGGCGTTTTTCACGCCCTCCCACATCCCGGTGAAGAACGCGCTGATCGGCGTCCAGTTGGCCACGATCAAACCGGCCGCCAAGGCAATGCCCATGGCGATCAGCATGATCGGGTTGGTCTTGAGCACCATGCTCATGACGTCCATCACCTGGGTCATACCGGTGACCGCGGTTTGCATGACGGAGAAGGCAATCGCCCCCGCCGCCAGGCCCTCGACCAGTTTCGGATTGTCGGCGAGCAGGCTGCCGACCTGCGTCAGCATCGGCTCCAGTCCGACCACCAAGGCCCCCACCGCCGGCACCAGCGCAGCGTCCACCGCCGCCGAAACCTTCTGCATCGACGCACTGAACACGTTCATGTTCTGCGTGGCAGCAGTCGGCGCGGCGGGCAGATCGACGGTTTTCGCCGTGTCGCTGACTTCGCTCAATTTGCCCTGGAACGCTGCGGCCGATTTGATGCCGTCTACAAACGGCGTGATCACGCTGCCGCCGTTGAACAGACCACTGATGTCCAGTTTGCCGAGGCCGGTCTGCTCGAGATTGTTTTTAAAACTCTCAACCTTCATGCGCAGGGCGCCCAGTTTGGGCGAGAGTTCATCGATGCCGGTGATCAGCACCGGTTTCGGGGTTGTCTTCTCTTCGTCTGCCATCACTGCACCTGCTGCATCGCATTGATCCGTTGCGCGTGCTCCAGCGATTCGCGGAGCACATCCAGTGGCCTGGCCATCATCTGTTCGGGGTCAACCTTCCAGAACCAGGCCAGGTCATAGGCGACGGCGATCAGGTCGGTGATGGCGCCGACGCCGCACTCATGAAAAAACTCGCAACAGCCCAGCTCAGCGCATTGAGGTCAGCCAGATCCAACTGGTTGACCGACGACGGCGGGATGCCGGCGCACACGGCGATGTATTTGGCCGCCACGTCCATGTCGAGGCTGACTTCTTCGCTCTTGTCGATCTTGTACGGCAGCGCCTTGATCGCTCGCACTTCCTGCACCGTCGGACGGCGCAGAACGAGTTCGGTCAGTGGCTCGCCGTGTGCTTCGATTGCTACTTGAAGCTTCACGGCGCCGCTCATTGCCAGGTCCCCTTGATGCCTTCGAATTTCAGTTCGATGGTGGCGTCGTCGCCCTTGGAAACTGGCTCCTCGACCAGATAGGCGCCGGCCAGCACGTAGACTTTGCCGTTGCTGAACTCGCAGGTGACCGTGATATCGGTGCCTTCGATCAGCTTCTTCAGCGGGAAGTCGGCGGTGTGCAGCGCGGTCACTTTGAACGACGGTGCGATGTCGGTTTCCTTGTAGAAACCGGGCACGACGGTTTCACGTTTGACGGCCATCAGCGGGGCTTCGCAGCCGCCATTGATGGTCAGTTGTGCGCCGTCGACCTTGACGTAGCAGGTGCCTGCAATCAGTTGACCCATGGTGTTTCTCCCTTCAAATAAAAAGCCCACGCGAGGTGGGCTGAATGCTTAGCGCCGACTGCGCGGATCAGGCCGCGTCGTCGTACTGCAGACGGAACTGGTTGAGCAGTGCGAACACGCGCAGGCCGTTGATGTAATCCGGCGGGAACAGCACGTTCACACGGCTCGGGTCCTGCACGTCGCGCTCGACAATCAGGTGCTCGGCGAACAGCTCGGCGTTCTCCACGTGGCCTTCGAGTTCGAGTTTGGCGTACTGCGCGATCAGCTCGCCGCGAATGGTCGCCGGGGTGACGATAGGCTGGCCTGCACCGAAACGGGTACCGTCGGAGGCCAGTTTGTGGCGGCCGTATTTGCTGGTGATCACGCTTTGCAGACGACGCACGATGAACGCCGACTGGTGCATGGTTTCGCTGTCCAGATAGGAGTTGTCGGCCTGGCCGTAGGCGTTCTTCTGGTAGGTGGTGATCGAACGCTGGATGCGCACGTAACCGCCTTCGTAGTACGCAGTAGCGATGCCGTAGTTGAGCAGCGACTGACGCTCGGTCAGGGTGAAACGCTCGCTCGCCGGCGCCGGGTCGACGCCCGGCAGGCTGCCGCTTTGGGTCGGACGGCTGGCATCGGCGGAGATGAACACCGCCGTGCGTGCAGCCAGCGCGGCGGCCTGTACCCAAAACGGTTGCGGTACGCCCGGTTCCAGCGCCTGGATGGTCATGTGCTGATCGTTGCGCGCCTGGCCTGCGGCAACCAGCGTACCGACGGTGCCGCGCTTGGCGCTGTAGACGTGACCAAACAATTGCTTGGCCCACGACCAGCGCCCGGTGCTGTCGTCCATGACCGCTTGCCAGGTGTTGAGAGTGGCCAGATCGGACCACGGCAAGGCGATGAATTCGAAAGGCTCATCGCCCAATGCTGCGACGGCAGCGATCTGATCCGGTACACCGGCGCCGCCGGTCATGGCGGTGATTGCGCTGGTCAGGCCGGCCGGAGTTTCTTCGCCGTTGCTCTTGCCCAGGCGATTGAATTGCAGACTGATGTCGTTGCCGCTGTCGCCGGTCCATTTGGCGGTGAGGGTGACCACGCCTTCGGCAGTGGCTGCGCTGACTGGCAGGTCGGCAGTGGCGTTGATTTTCTGCGCCAGTGCGGTTGCCGCTTGAGCGGCGGTGGCGCCGTTGACCACGGTGGCTTGCACACGCACGCCGCCGACATACAGGTTGAGCATGCCCGCCTGAGTTGCGGTGCCGGTCAGGGTCAACACACCTTTGGCGATAGCGCCTTCAGTGTTGTGCAGCGGCAGGCACCAGATCTCGCCGATCGGGTCGGCCTTGCGGAAGGTTTCGTACATCGAGGCGAGCATCGAGCCCTGGCCGCCGATGCTTTTCGCCAGCGCCACGCTGGAAACCAGCACCAGTTTGCCGACCTCAGTCGGGGCAACATTGTCGTTGACCTGGGCGACGATCAAACGACGCATGGCCGAAGTCGCGCTGTTGGCGGCCGAGTTGTCCATTTCGGCATAGAACAGCGGCACACGAATGTCCGCCGGGATGTTGCTGAATCCGATCGCCATTATTTGGCTCCCTGTGGTTTAGCCGCTTTTGCGGTTTTGAGTGTGATATCGCCGTCGGCCAGACGCCGGCGCCACCAGGCGCTGTCTAGCACGTCACGGCCTGCAGCCGGCAACAGGTCGCCCGCCTCCGGGTCAGGTACGACACGGCCAGCGGCCGGCACTACGGTGATGCGGTTGCTCATGGGGTTACGTCTCCAGAGAAAGTCATTTCCACCCGGCCATCCGGACCCGGGCGTTGCAGATTGGGATCGGCCGGATCAATCGCATCGACCCGCACCGTCATCCCGGTAAAAGACGACAAAGCGTCCAGTTCGCGCTCGTGCCAACTCTCCGCAGGCTGACTTGGCAGATTGCGGCCGAGCTGGAACTCGGCATAAAAACGCAGCCGATAGAAGGCGCGGCTGCTGTTGATCGAGACCATCTCGCCGCCGTCGTAAACGATGGCGCTGTAGTCGGCATCGGGCTTGAACCCCACCAGCGCGCGCCACAGTTCGGCGCGTAGGTCGTGCAACAGATCCAGCGCTTTTGTCGCGTCGGTAGCGTCAAGGGCCAGGACGATTTCAAAGCGGTCGCGGATTGGTTGGGTGGTGAGGTTTTGTGTGGTGCTGTTGCTGGCCAGATCGGCGATTACCAGCACGTGGGCCGAAGGTGTTGGCAGATCCGGGTTGCCTTGCAGCAACGCCAGATCGAGGCCCACCGAAATATGATTGGCAAGCCCAGGGCATTGCCCACGCAGTTGCGTGAGGATCGGGGTGATCTTCATGGGGGTGTTCCGAAGTAAGAGAAATTACAGTGAACGCCGCAGTCCCTGTGGGAGCGAGCCTGCTCGCGAAAGCGGTCGATCAGTCACATCGATGCTGAAGCTGACGTCCCTTTCGCGAGCAGGCTCGCTCGCATAGGGCTATGCGTGGAGAATTAAGGATGGTCGCGCGGCGGCACTTCACAGACGCCGATGCGCTTGGCCGCCCAGCGTTCGTAAAGGCCTATGGCGACATCGGCGCCGGCCATCGCCGTCAGGCAGCCAAAAGCGCCAGCGGCCCAGATCGACATGCCGGCGGCATACAGCAGCATGATCGCCGACACGCCGCAGATCATGCAGGCGCCGGAACGCAGAGCCAGACGCCGCACAAGTGACCAGCCGCGGGCGCCCTCCTTGTCGGCGCGCCACATTTCGCCGGACACCCCGCCGACGACAGCGAGTAGGATGACCAGCCAGATCGGCATGTCCGCCAACGCTTGTTGCTCGTTTGTCATGTCACGCCTCCGTGGGTGATTGATGAGTGATGGGTTGGGTTCAACGCTTTCTCTTGAGGCAGGCATTCCAAAAAGCCCGGCGCTTGCACGCCAGGCTTTTCAGTAATGCGCTCCTTCGCCTCCCTTCAAATCCTGTAGTCATGAAGGGAGCTGACTTTTCGGCGCTACTGGCGCGGTACGAGTCCATTCAAATTGTTTTTCCGACCGCGGTCCCTGCCCGCCGGATAACTGCTTCTGGTGTTTTACGCTGCACACCCGGGTCAGTTGCCAACCCTCTGAACCGTTGAGGCCGGTTCATCGCTGCCTGTTCTTGTGGAACTAAAGAGCTTGTCTTGCCAGCCGCTTTGTCGAGCGGCTTGGTGGCAAGAATATGCATGGATGCATATACAGTCAATGCGTAAATGCATTTATTTATGCATTAAATTTGCGCATATGCATGAAACCCAAGCGGGCCAAGGGGTGGGGAGATTTCTGCAGGCGAAAAAAACCTGCCGAGGGGCAGGTTTCAGTTGAATCGAAAGGGGCTAGCGGGCGTACATGCCCCACCAGAAGACGTGACCGAGGATAACGATCTGCTCTTCCTGGATTTCCTGGAAGCTGTAGTCCTCGTCCGGATGCTCGTCGCGATTGAAGCTGCGCAGACGGATACCGGTGGGCAGGCGATAGAGTTGCTTCACACGCAGCTGACCGTTGTGATTGATCGCATACAGATCGCCATCGATGATGTCGCCGATGCCGCACTTGCCGGCGTTGACGCCGACGGTGGCGCCATCGCGCAGAACCGGCAACATGCTGTTGCCGCGTACTGTCACACACTTGGCCTGGTCGAACTGCACACCGTTGTGGCGCAGGCTGCGCTTGCCGAAGCGCAGGCTAGAGCGCTCGCTCTCTTCGATGACGAATCTTCCTGATCCAGCAGCCAATTCAACCTCACGTAGAAAGGGCACCGACACCTCGTCGTCATCGACGGGCGTGTCGTCGTCCCACAGGCTTATGTCCTTGAGTTCCGCATGCACGTCAGCGCGAGTGCTGCCGGTCGTTGGCGCGACGTCCGCGCGCCCGCGCAACTGATCGGTGCTGACGTTGAAATACTCGGCGATCTTCGAGATGTGTTTATCCGAAGGATCGACAATCTTCCCGCTGAGAATCCGCGAGAGCGTTGATTGAGGCACGCCGGTGCGACGGTGGAGCTCCGTGGGGGAGATCCCGTGCTGGTCGAGCAGTGCTCTTAAGACGGAGGAAACGTTGCGTTTTTGCATAACGCGCATAGTGCTTGAAGTTTTTCGCGAAGACAAATGCTTATTTGCATAAATCGTGCATAGATCAACTTTTCTCTACAAGTCAACGCTCACCCGACCGCAGTGCCTGCGTCGGGCTGACTGCCCATGGTAACCTTGCGCCCATCGCGGAAAAGCCCGGCCACCGCCCGCGCTTTGCCCTACATCTTTTAACGAGTTGCCCGACAATCCGATGAATAAAGCCGTCTCCGACCTCTCCTCCCACACTCCGATGATGCAGCAATACTGGCGCCTGAAGAATCAGCACCCGGATCAGCTGATGTTCTATCGCATGGGCGATTTCTACGAGATCTTCTACGAAGACGCGAAGAGAGCCGCCAAGTTGCTGGACATCACCCTGACCGCGCGCGGGCAGTCGGCGGGCCAGGCGATTCCGATGTGTGGGATTCCTTACCACGCGGCGGAAGGTTACCTGGCGAAACTGGTCAAGCTCGGCGAGTCGGTGGTGATTTGCGAGCAAGTCGGCGACCCGGCCACCAGCAAAGGCCCGGTGGAGCGCCAGGTCGTACGGATCATCACGCCGGGGACGGTCAGTGACGAAGCGCTGCTGGACGAACGCCGCGATAACCTGATCGCAGCGGTATTGGGCGATGAGCGTCTATTCGGTCTGGCGGTGCTGGACATCACCAGCGGCAACTTCACCGTGCTCGAGATCAAAGGCTGGGAAAACCTGCTCGCCGAACTGGAGCGGGTCAACCCGGTTGAGCTGCTGATTCCGGATGACTGGCCGAAAGACCTGCCGGCGGAGAAACGCCGTGGCGTACGTCGTCGTGCGCCGTGGGATTTCGAGCGTGATTCGGCGTTGAAAAGTCTCTGCCAGCAGTTTTCCACCCAAGACCTGAAAGGCTTCGGCTGCGAAAACCTGACCCTGGCCATCGGCGCTGCCGGCTGCCTGCTGGCCTACGCCAAGGAAACCCAGCGCACCGCCCTGCCCCACTTGCGCAGCCTGCGTCATGAACGTCTCGATGACACCGTGGTGCTCGACGGCGCCAGCCGGCGCAATCTGGAGCTGGACACTAACCTGGCCGGCGGCCGCGATAACACCCTGCAATCGGTGGTCGATCGCTGCCAGACCGCCATGGGCAGCCGCTTGCTCACTCGTTGGCTGAACCGGCCGTTGCGCGACCTCACCGTGCTGCTCGCACGCCAGACGTCGATCCGCTGCCTGCTCGACGGTTATCGCTTTGAAAAGCTGCAACCGCAGCTCAAGGAAATCGGCGACATCGAGCGGATTCTGGCGCGGATCGGTTTGCGCAATGCGCGGCCGCGTGACCTTGCGCGTCTGCGTGACGCTCTCGGCGCACTGCCCGAACTGCAAGTGGCGATGACCGATCTGGAAGCGCCGCATCTGCAGCATCTGGCGGCCACCACCAGCACTTACCCGGAACTGGCGGCGCTGCTGGCAAAAGCCATTATCGACAACCCGCCCGCGGTGATCCGCGACGGCGGCGTGCTAAAAACTGGTTACGACAGTGAGCTCGACGAACTGCAATCGCTGAGCGAAAACGCCGGCCAGTTCCTCATCGATCTCGAAGCCCGAGAGAAAGCCCGTACTGGTCTGGCCAATCTGAAAGTCGGCTACAACCGTATCCACGGCTACTTCATCGAACTGCCGAGCAAGCAGGCTGAATCGGCGCCGGCCGACTATATCCGCCGGCAGACGCTCAAAGGCGCCGAGCGCTTCATTACACCTGAGCTGAAAGAATTCGAAGACAAGGCATTGTCGGCCAAGAGTCGTGCGCTGGCCCGGGAAAAAATGCTTTACGAAGCGCTGCTCGAAGACTTGATCAGCCAGTTGCCGCCGTTGCAGGACACCGCCGGCGCATTGGCCGAGCTGGATGTGCTGAGCAACCTCGCCGAGCGTGCGCTGAATCTTGACCTGAATTGCCCGCAGTTCGTCAGCGAGCCGTGCATGCGCATCACCCAGGGTCGTCACCCGGTGGTCGAGCAAGTGCTGACCACACCGTTCGTGGCCAACGATCTGAGCCTCGACGACAACACGCGCATGCTGGTGATCACCGGCCCGAACATGGGTGGTAAGTCCACTTACATGCGGCAAACCGCGTTGATCGTGTTGCTGGCGCATATTGGCAGTTTCGTACCAGCCGCCAGTTGCGAGCTGTCGCTGGTGGACCGCATCTTCACCCGCATCGGCTCAAGCGATGATCTGGCCGGCGGTCGCTCGACCTTCATGGTCGAGATGAGCGAAACCGCCAACATCCTGCATAACGCCACCGAGCGCAGTCTGGTGCTGATGGACGAAGTCGGGCGCGGTACCAGCACCTTTGACGGTCTTTCGCTGGCGTGGGCAGCGGCCGAGCGCTTGGCTCATCTGCGCGCCTACACCCTGTTCGCCACGCACTATTTTGAACTGACCGTGCTGCCGGAAGCCGAACCTCTTGTAGCTAACGTACATCTCAACGCCACCGAGCACAACGAACGGATCGTGTTCCTGCACCATGTTCTGCCTGGGCCTGCCAGTCAGAGCTATGGCTTGGCAGTCGCACAACTGGCCGGCGTGCCGAGCGAGGTGATTCTGCGAGCGCGGGAGCATCTGAGTCGCCTGGAAGACACTGCCCTGCCCCACGAGGCGCCGAAACCGGCGGCCAAGGGCAAGCCGTCGACACCGCAGCAAAGCGACATGTTCGCCTCACTGCCACATCCGGTGCTGGACGAATTGGCGAAAGTGGATCTGGACGACATGACGCCACGCCGTGCGCTGGAAATGCTCTATGCACTGAAGAACCGGATATAA